GATTTGCGCCCAATAAATGGCATTATCTCAACCCATACGAGGATGTTGAAATACGTGGCCCCAGCCGCCCGAACGACCATTTTGACGAGATCATCAATGCCTTTTCCCGCGGCCCGGCCAATGCCCTGAATATCCCCCCCGAGGTCTGGACCCAGAACTGGCGCGACCTGAATTATTCCAATGCCCGAACGATCCTGATTTCTTTCTATCAGGTCTGCCGGATCAAACAAAAATATTTCGTGGACCATTATTCCTTCCCGACCCATGAAAATGTCGTGCCTTATATGGTGGCTGGCGGGCACGTTTTAGCCCCGGCCTTTGATCGGCGCCGTGAGGATTATCTGGCCGCCGAATACATTCCGCCCGCCCGCGATTGGGTGGACCCAAAAAAAGAGGCCGAGGGGAAAACCATAGATATCGCCAACCTTACCGAAACCGGCCATTCCGTCTGTGCGTCCCTGGGTAAGGATTACGACGAAAACCTGGAAATCCGCGCTAAAGAGTTGAAACGAATAAAAGAGTATGAAGAGGAATATGGCATATCTTTTTCCCGCGACGGGATTGATTCCGCCTTAAAAAAAAATGACTCGGCTGAGGAGGAGGAAGAAGAAGAGAAAGAAGAAGAGAAAGCGACTTCCGGGAAAAAGGCCAAGGTTATTAAATTGAAAAAATAGGAAAAATAAAAATGGATGAATTATTTTATCGGTCAATGGAATTTAACCGGGAATGGCTGAACGAAGAAAAACGGGAGGCCGAACTCTCTTTTTCTTCCGAGACCGAGGAGGTCAAACGATGGTGGGGGATTGAAGTCCTTGATCATTCTCCGCGGGCGGTTGATTTAAGCCGGCTGAAGAAAACCGGCAGCCATTTATTCAATCATAATCCTGATAAAATTATCGGGCCCCTAAAAAAACCCAGGATTGAAGGCGGCCGCGGCCTGGCCGTGGTCGGGTATGACGAAACCGACGAAGGCAATCAAGCTCTGATTCGTACAAAATCCGGCAGTCTCCGGGGTGTGTCCGCGGGCTACCGTGTCCTGGAATTCAGGGAACTGGCCCCGGGGGAAGAATATCAAATGGCCACCAAAACCATTAAGGGCCGCAAAGACATAACCGTTATGGTAGCCACCAAATGGCAGCCGGTCGAGATAAGTTCGACGCCCGTCCCCTGGGACACTTCGGTCGGCCTGGGCCGGGACGCCACCAGGTCCTTGAGCGGTATTGAAATAATCAGGGCTAATAATCAAACAGATAACCAAACCGGGCAACCCGGCAACTTAACCCTAGAGGAGGGTAGCAACGTGGAAGAAAAAGAAATCAGATCTATGCTTAACGAGGCCATCAAGGCCATGGTCCCCGAGATCAGCCGGCAGGTTCAGGACGGCATAAGGGCCGGGCTGGTAACCGATATCACCGCGGCCGTGCAGGAGAATATCGCCGAAGCGGCTAGGCCGAAAATGAACGTGTCCACGGAAACGGCCCGCGACCTGCTCAACAGGGCTGGAGCCGTCAGCCTGGAAGTCAAGAGCGAGGTCTCGAATATGCTTTTTGACGGCAGGTTGGAGACCGAAATTTTGCGCCACCTGCAGGATAAGATCATGGCCAACCCCGACGCACGGGATTCGGGCGGAGACGGCGGCGACGGCACGGGCAGGGGTAACAACCCGGCCGCCAAAGGCACCGGCGACACCCGTCAGCAGCCGATCACCAGCTTTAAAAATGTTAAAGATGATGATTTTTTCCGGGCCTTCGGGGGGACCCTGGAGTTGCGCTTTAATTAGTTTTTGCGCCCAAGCTTTTTACCCCGCCCACCAAGGGGCTTGATAGCAATACGGAATGTGAGCGGCCCGATTGGGCTGTGAAAAATTAAAGGATTTAATTAACCACACTATATACACAGGAGAGATAAAACATGGCGCCAATTAACAAAGATCCATTTCGGTATTCCAAGAGCAAGGACGGTAATCCTGATATATTCAAGGGCCTGGTGCAGGCCGGGGCCACACAGGCCATAAAAATCGGGGAATATTGTTATTTTAACGGCACCTACTGGACGCCGGTTACTGCGGTGGCCCATGGACGCTATATGTTGGCCATCAGCAAGGAAGAGCAAAAAGTCGCCGGCCGGGCAGAATTGACGGCCATCCGCTATATCGATTTTTATTCCCTTCATCCGGCCGATGTATTCGAGGTCGCTATTAATGCGGCCAGATCTCTGGCCGTTGGTGATACTTTCACCCTGACGGCCTCCGATTCCCAGAAACTGACCTACGGCGCCGGTGATTACGCGGTGGCTATAAATGAATCCTGCAGCCATTATCCCCAAGAAGAGGATACCACCATCAGAAATCAGTCGGTGGCCTTTGTTACCCATAACCCGCAGAACACCTTCTGGGGTTTGAAGCGCTCTCTTGACGTCCGCAAGGGGCGCCGGGTGATTTCATCGGCGGGGAATATAACTCTTATTGAAACGGATTGCTACGGCGGGACAATAGTGTTAATCACGTCTACCGGGACCGTCACTGTGCCGCCCGTAAAGTCGGGTATGGATTTTCTCGTTATTTCTACCACCGCCGCGGCCGTGCATGTTGATCCGGACGACGACGACCAAATCAGGCTGACCGGTGCGCAACTGACCGCCGGCAATAAACTCACTTCTAACAGCGCGGCCGGTGACGCCGTAAGACTGTTCGCCGAGGACGCCGACGGCTTCTGCGCCATTATTATGCAAGGGGCCTGGACTGACGGAAGCTAAACGATTATGGACCGCCGAGGACACGGAGTTTTTTCTCTGTGGTCTCTGCGGTGATTGTAAGATTACTTTTTGTAATAACGGTGAATTTTTACCCTGTTTCACATAAAAAAGGAGTTATCGAAAAAATGGAAAATTTGATTCGCAGTAATATTCGGACCACCCAGGGTATGTCATTGTACGACCTGCGGTCGCTGGCCCAGAATGAGCCCGGAGATTTTTTGAGAAAAATTGAAGAAGGGGCTTCGAGCGGTCAACTGAAATTGTCGGACATCCGTGATATTAAAGCTGTCTGGCAAGCCCTGGGGGATGTCAGCGTCCAGGTAAGCATGCCCGATCTGTCAGGGGCACAGAGGACCATTACCACCTCCGCCTTTCCCATTCTGACAGGAAACCTGGTCATAGCCATGATTAACGGCGGTTATAACGAGATCCCGAAAATTGGTCAAGACCTGGTTATGGAGATTGATGATCCCAAAAAAGTTACTACCATCGCGTCGGTTTCGGCGCTGGATTCCCAAAAAGATGAAGTGAAAGAGCGGGAAGATTTTCCCGAGATTGGCGCTTCCGAAGAAAAGATCGAGATCAGGCACCGAAAGAACGGGCGAAAATTGACCTTGACGGCCGAGGCCATTCAGGAAAATGAGCTGGCCAATTTTACCCTGATGGTTAATGACCTGACCAAATTTATTTATCGGGGTGTGGAAAAACTTACTATAGTGCGAGTGACTGATCATTACGGCTCGGGGGCTTCTCCGGCCGAACCTTATGTGTACCGGCCCAACGGCACCGGCACCCAGCTTTATAACGCTACAGCCAACAGCCCCGGCCCCAGGGCGCCCCTGGGCACCCGAATAAATTCTAACGAATATAAAGATGAAACCGACCTTGAAAATGCCCGGATACGGCTGGCCGGTATGAAAGACAATAACGGCGAACGGATCGGGGCCCCGGATAGGTCACAGACCATCATTTTATGTCCCAATGCGTTAGTCGGGAAAATTTCCAAAACCTTAAATTCCGAGTATGTCCCGGGCGTAAGAAACGAAAAATCGAACTGGGGCCCGGGCGGTCGATTTCATATCCCGGTAGAACGACTTTTGTCTTCTCCTTTGATGGACGATCTTTCGGCCACGGCCTGGTATTACGGAGACCCGAAATCACAATTTATCAGAAAATGGAAAATGCGCTTTGAGTATGTGAGTTTGGGGATGACTACGCAGGCCTATCTTAACTCCCAGATAGCCGCCCAATATCGCATCGCTTACGATGTTGAAATAGGCGCGCGGGATTATGTGAGCATGATCCAGAACCTAGCCGCCACCACGGCACCCGTTGACGAATAAAACCCGATAGGGGCCAAGGTCCGTAATTAGTCCCGGCGGCCCGAAATTTCGCCGCCGGATTTTTGCAAATGCAGTGTCCTACTATATGTTGTAGGTCACCCTTCCGGGATGGCCGTCAAAAACCACAACATATAGTATCGGCAAGAAAGTCAGGAAAGTATTAAAAAAAGGAGGATTTACCAAAAATGGAAACTTTTGAGAAATTAAAAGTAATTGGCTGGCCGATTTTTATCTCGGTCATGGTGGCGGCCATTTTATTTACGGCTGCGGCCGCCTCACCACAAACCCTTGAGCAATTGCGCTACGGGGCCACCATCGGGCAACTGGATTCCGCGGCCGATACGCCCGATACGGATTACGGGTCGCTCTATGTCTATGATGACGGGGGCACCATGACCCTGTACTTCAAGGACGATCAGGGCACGGCCACCTCTTGTATTGCCGGGGCCACTTCCGACAGCCTCGATAGCGCCTACACGGAAGGCGGCACCATAACCGGTGATGCCTCCGGGGACATCGAGATTGATCTGTCCGTTACCGCCAGAAAGGTTAAAATTGCCAATACCTTTGCCGGCACGCAGGCGGTCGGGCTGGAAATCGACAGCGAAGCGGCCTCCCGGGCCATAACCGACGCCCTGAAATTTAATACTTCGGGTGCCTCGTCCACTATTGTGGACGCTATCGACGCCTCGGACGCGGGCATAACCAACGCCCTTAATGTCGGGGCTAATGTTATTACCGGCACTATGGCCAAGATAGATTTTGGCGAATTTGATGTTGATCCCAATACCGGGGCTGTTACCGTCAATGACGGCGGAGATCTCGGATCAATCACTATCGAGAGCACGGTCCTTGATATCAACAGCCTTGATTTTGTGGGGGCCGGGGCCATAACCACGGCCGCCGACAGTGCCTTTACCATTAATGTTGATTCCGGCAGCGCCGCCGGAGAAGATATAGTTATTACGGCCCATAACCTGCAATTAACGGCCGCCGGAAAACTGACCCTATCCCCCGACGCCGCCGAGACCCTGGCCATAGACCTGACTGACGATGATTATACCAACGCCTTGAGCATTGGTGATAATGCCATCCTGGGGACGACCTGTCTAATCAATCTTGATTATTTTGATGTGGATGCCGCCGGGGCGGTCGTCTGTACGGCCCTTGATGCCGGGGCGGGCACCATAGAGACTACCGGGGATATTACCTGCGGAGGCACTATCAGCGCCACGGCCATTTCTCAAGACGCGATTGTGGCCGCCACCGCCGATACTACCCTGACCCTTGACGGCACGGGTACGGGCGGGGTCGGCATTGGTACGGCCAGCGGGGTGGGTGCAATCACTCTGGGGGGTTCGGCCACGGCCGTAAACTTACCGGCCACGGTTGATCTGACCCTGGCCGGGGGTGATCTCAGCATAACGGATACGGCTGATAGCGACCTGGTGACCTTGATTAATAATACGCTGACTACGGCCGATATTTTGGATATTTCGGCCACCGGCGTCAGGACTTCGGGAAACGTCATAAAAATTACGGACGGGGCCACCACGGCCGGTACTATCAGCATTGTGGCCGACAGCGTAACCACGGCCAACGTATTGGCCATTCAGGCCGACGCCCTGGAAGCGGGCGGGGCCATGATTTACCTGGATTCCGACGCTATTCCCGACACCTCCACCTATTATATTCAGTGTGCCGGTACGGGTACGGATTTTACGCTGGCTAAAGACGGCGTTATGGTAGTAAGCGGTGTGGCCTCGACCGATGTGATAACGGTTACTACCGGAGACGTGCAGGTTGACGACGGCAAACTGGAAATTGACACCGACGAGGACGACACCACTAAAATTGAACGTGCCCAGGCCACGGTCACCGGACCGGTCCTGGCCCTGGTTGAACAAACGGACACGGCGGCCAGCGCCAAAGCGGTCCTGTTCATTGATCAGGACACGGATTCGGCGCCTTCATCGGCTATTGAAATTGACACTGAGGGCGCGTACGCCATAAAGGTTGACGCCCTGGTGGCTGCCGGAGACGGAATTTATCTTGATGTGGCCGACTCTTACGTCGGACAATGGTTTATTGCCGACGCCGGTCCCTGGCTGGGAACTACCGGCGAAGGGTTCTGGAGTTTTACTACCGACAGCGACACCACTCAGGAGGTCGGCCAGGTCATCAGAATTAAATTGCAGGGTACGGGCACGGCCGGGACAGCAGTCCAGGGGAAGGCGCTCTACGCCGAATCTCAGGCAGCGATTAAAACGGGAGAATCCCTTATATACCTCGACACCCTGACCAATACGGCCATACATATTAATAATGAGGGTACGGCCGCGGACGGGATAAAGTTCGATGTGGCCGGGTCTTATACCGGGCAGGGTATGGTGGCCGATTTAGGCACCTGGCTGGGGACGGCCGGGCAAGGTTTTATTGATATTGATTCGGATTCCGGGCCCGTAGCCGAGGCCGGACATATTATTCATATTACCCTGGGAGGCACTACGGCCGATGCGGCGGCTATCTCGGGAAAAGGTCTCTATATTAAGGATGCGGCCGGGGCCACGGCCGGCTCGTATCTTATCCACGCGGAAAGTGATAATAACGGCGCGGCCTACCTTGACGGCGATATTGATGTGAAATTATCAAACAATGATGATTTCCTGAGTATTATTAGTAACGCCACCGATTACGGCGCCGGATCGGGCACAGTAACTATATATGATGATGCTACCGGTCAGGACAATACATCCTATTTGTTACGCCTGGCCAGGGAAGCCAACGGCGATGCGCAAAACGGTTTTATTCTCTGTCAGGATGCCTCGGACGGCACGGCCGGAAGCGGTGACGCCATGTATACGGTCGGCTATGACGGCGCGGTCATCCAGGAGGGC